GACCTGATCGGCTTCGCGGGCGGGTTTTGTGCAGCACTGTGGGCGACGAAGCCTGATCGGAAAGGGTGAGCCGTGGCATTCGACTACACCAGATCACGGCAAACAGCCGAGCGTCTGATCGCCCGCTTTGGTCAATCCGCCACCCTGCGTCAGATCACGAACAGCGGCACCGAATGGGCCCCGACGCAGACCGAGACGGACACGACCATCACCGTCGTTGACCTTAACGAGCGGGTGCGCGACAATTCCGGCACGCTGGTTGGGCAGACGCAGCGCACGCTGCTGGTCTCGACATCGGCGGGCGTGACACCGGGGAAGGGCGACAAGGTGTTTATCGGCGGGGCATGGCATGAGGTGAGCGAGGTTCGGCCCCTATCGCCCGGCGGCGCGGTGATCTTGCACGAGGTCGATCTTGCCACCTAAGCGCACCATCCTTGACGACCACCCCGAGGAAAGCGCCGCCGCGATGCAGCGGGCCTACAATCTCGGCGCGTGGCACATGCTGATCTGGCTTGCGGCTTGGACCGCGTGGGCGAACAGCCTGAAACGATAGGCACCCCGAAATGGCAAAACGCGAAACCCTGTTGCAGATTGCAGACCGGCTCGAACCCGGCGTGCGTGATGCATTTCTTGCCTCAATAGACAGGTTCACGTCTGACGTGCAGTTGAGCCTGTTGATTGAGGCTATCGACGCGCGCGACCCGGCCCGCGTGCTGCGCCTGCTACAGCTTGAGCGCGGCTATTTCGCGCCGCTGGATCGGGGGCTGACCAGTGCTTACCAAGAGGCCGGCGAGACGGTCATGGCCGCATGGATGGCACAGGCAAAGCGAGCCGGGGCGCAGGTCAGGGCGGTATTCGATGCGCGCAATCCGAGGGCTGAGGAATGGCTGCGCCGTCAATCGTCGCGGCTGATTGCCGAAATCACCGACGAGGCCCGCGAGGCAACTCGGGCGCTCTTGGCCCGCAATCTGGAAAAAGGCACATCGCCGCGCGCCACGGCGCTGGATATCGTGGGGCGGATCAACCGGGCCACGGGACGGCGCGAGGGCGGCATTGTCGGGCTGGGCAGTCAGCGCGAGGCATGGGCGGCGCAGGCGCTGGACGAGTTGACCAGCGGCGACCCGACGCAGATGCGTGCCTACCTGGAGCGCAAGGCGCGGGATCGCCGCTTTGACCGGCTGGTGATGCGGGCCATTCGCGACGAAAAGCCGGTTTCGGTTGGTGATGCTCAAAAGCTGGTGAGCCGGTATCGGCAGGCACTTCTGCGCAATCGCGGCGAGATGATCGCGAGGACGGAATTGCTTGGCAGCGTTCACGCGGCGCAGGATGAAGGGCTGGAACAGCTTATCGAGGACGGCAAGGTGTCCCGGCAGAACGTTAAAGCGAAGTGGGATGCAGCGAATGATAGCGCCACCCGCGACAGTCACCGCGCGATGGATGGGCAGGTAAGGCGGCAAGGCGATCCGTTCGTGAGCGGCAACGGATACCAGCTCATGTATCCCGGTGATCGGTCGCTCGGTGCACCGGCGGAGGAAATCATACAGTGCCGGTGCCAGAAGCGGCTTGATATCGACTGGATCGCGCAGGCGGCTCAGGAGGAGCGGGCGGCGTGATCTCGTTTCTCTTTCCCTGCGCGGTGCAATCGGTATCCGTTGGGCCAGCACCTACAATGCGAGGCAACATGTCCGTCCTCTGCGCTGTGTGTGTTGTGTGATCCGCAATGAGGGCAGACAAAAGCGTATTGCCCCGCAATCTCAACGCAGGCGAACCGAGGTATGGTTGTGTTCTCATTGTCGCGCGCTTCCAGCCACTCGATTACATCGGCCTCGCGCCAATAGCGGCGGCGTCCGATGTATTGCGGCTTGGGGAAGTCCAGATTAGGGTGATTGAGCCAGCGGTGCAGCGTCATGGCGCTGATATCGCCGCACATCTGTTGCACGGTGCCCGCCGGAATCCGGCGTGAAGTAGTGTCGACTTTTGTCATATCGTTTCCTTTCAGCTTCTAGCGATGAGGATAATTTGCGGACTAGATAATCGCAAACTGCGCCTGTTACCCCAGAATAAAAATTCTAGGATTTTGGGGCTTTTTGTTGGGCAAAGTTGGGCGCGACCATTTGATTGCTGAAACAAAACGTTACCAAAGGGAAGCAAATGGCGAGATACACATTCGCCACCCTCGATAATTGGGCGGCTAAAGTAGAGCGCAGACAGACGGCAATCTTGCGCCAAAGCACGAATGACATGCTCAGGGATATTGAGATCGTTCCAGGTATTAACCGGGGCGGGTCGCGGCAACGAGGTACGATCCCGCGTGATCTCGGCGCACTGGCGGCATCGCTGCAATCCACGCTCTACGGCGCAACGGCGCTGACCGGCACGGGCGAGGATAGCTACGTGATGGCGATCGGTTCCCTGCAACCCGGTGATCGCATCCGGTTCGCATGGGGCGGCACGCTGGCCCCCTATGCGCGGCGCATACACTACGGCTGGGGCAGCTATCCCGGCACGTTCTGGCGCGATGACGCGGCGGCGAAGTGGGAAGGCTACGTGAAGGCCGCAACGATCAGGGCGAAGGCGCAGATACCATGAACACGAAAGACATTCGTAACGCTCTGAAATCCCGCCTCGCGGGCGGCTCTATCGGACCCGGCGCGGCATGGCCCAATGTGGAATACACCGGCGCGCGGCCCTATTTCGACACGTCCTTTACCGGGCTGGTCCGCGAAGGCGGCACGCTCAAGGGCGATGAGATCGACGCAGAAACTGGGCAATTCACCGCCGTTGTCGTGGTTGATCAGGGCGGCGGCGAAAACGAAGCCTTGGACTATGCCGACGCGGTGAAGGATCTTTTCCCCGAGGGCCACCGCATCAACATCACCGGCGGCGAGATCGTCATTCGCCGCCCCGCCGATATCCGGGGCGGATTTCCGACAGACACCGATTACCGGATGCCGGTGGCGATCTTCTACCGCGCCACGGCTGACTGACACCGCGCCCACCGGCGCGACGTAATCCTGCCTTCCCGGCGGGCGGGTTCCCCTGTGCGGGTGAAACGCCGGGAATCACTCAATCGCATAGGAGGCCATTATGGCAGATGCACCCACCTCGCTCGTGGGCGTTACCGTCGCAATCGCGGCGAGCGTCCCGGCAACCGAAGATGCGTCGGATTACGGCGCGATTTCCACCACCGAGATCGGCAAAGTCACTTCGACCCCCGAAACGGGCAACACCTCGAACGCTGGCACCGTCACGATTCTGAAAAACGGCGTGACGCAGCACTTCAATGGCTCGAAAGTCGTGTCGCCGTTTACCATCCCCTACATCTATGACGGCGACGACGCGGGGCAGGTGATCGTGCGGGCCGGCGAGAATGGCACCACCGAGCACACGCTTGAGATCACGGACCCGGACGGCGACGTGTACTACGTCCAAGGCGTCATCGGCTCGGTTCTGCAATCGGCGCGCGAACCGGACACCTTCAAGGGCGAGTCCTTCGAGTTCCGGCCCATCACACTGTTCACGAAGGTGGACGGCGCCTGATCCCTCGCGTCCCGAGGGCTAGGGGCGAGGATCATAAGGCTTGGTTTCACCTTATTTTTCTCGCCCCACAATAATTTTTGAGGTATAAATAAGCGACCCGACGAGGTGCTGGAAACACCGAGCCGGGCCTAACCAAAGCCAACCTGTCAGGAGGTCGCAATGGCTAAACGAGAGATACCCACACCAGACGAACTGCGTCAACTGCTTAGGTATGAGCCGGAGACGGGCAAACTGTTTTGGCGTTATTGCTCGGTCTATCTTTTTGAGCCGTCTAAATTCCATAGCGCGAAACGCGTATGCCAGATGTGGAACGCAAAATACGCTGGCAAACAGGCTATAACCGCCAGCGATAGGCGCTATTTGATCGGCAAGGTTCGCGGTAGGATGCTGAAAGCTCACCGCATAGCTTGGGCTATTTTCTATGGAAACTGGCCAGAAGGTCAGATTGACCACATAAACGGAAACACCGTGGATAATCGCATTCAAAATTTGAGAGATGTGAGTAGCTGTGAAAACAGCAGAAACAGGTCGAGAAAAACCCTAAGCAGATATTCGGCCCGGCGAAGGAAGCAAGACGCCGAATGCTTTGGCGTAAGTTGGGATGACAGAAAATCGCGTTGGAGTGCAAGAATTGGGCACGCCAATGGGGAGATTTATCTCGGCATGTACAGGACCAAGTTTGAAGCTATTGCGGCACGAAAAGCCGCTGAAAGGGTTCTAGGGTATCACCGGAACCACGGTCGCGCATATGAAAAACAGAAACCATCAACTGAAACCCCGAGACCACAAGGATACCAGACATGGACATGAGTGCATTCGATGGCCGCAAACAGGCCGAGGAAGGGGTTTTCGTCGCCCTGAAGCACCCCTACACCGGCGAACCCTTCGCCAAGGGCAAGGAAGCGCCCGGCTTCTACGTGCGCGGTCTTGCGGCTCGCAGTGTTCAATCCCGGCTGGCCGAGATGCAGCGCGAGGCGAAGCAGGCTGCTGAGGACGGAGACGATCAGGATGCGGCAATGGAGCGCCTGCACGAGAACCTGATCGACAACGCCATGAAGTACATCATCCGCGCCGACGACGCGATGACCCATTCCGGGCAGGCCGTCGGCGATGAACCCGATATGATCCGCAAGGTGCTGGACTCGACATTCCCCGAAATGCGCGTGGTCAAGGACGGCGCCGGCAGCCCGATCATGCAGAGCATCAAGGGTGAGGGCGGCGAGATGATCGACGTGCCGAAATTCGAGATGGCCAACGAGCCTTTCGCGCAGCAGGTCATCAAGGCGGCGGAGGACGGTAGCCGTTTTTTCGGGAAAACCTCGAGCGGCTGATCCTCGCTGCCCGGCAATACGGGTTCTGGCACGGCGTGCCCGAACACGGTGACTGGAAGGTCAAGTGGGACTGCACGCGCATGGAGGCGCTGCAAAAGCAGGGCAAGACCCCCCGGATGCCAAGCCTGTCACCGGGGGGCTATCTGTTCGAGGCAATGCAGCGTCTCGGGCCGACACGTCAGAGTGATATGGGCGGTCTGCGCCCGGTGGATTGGCCGGAGATCATGGAGTTTTCCCGAGGCACCCGGCGCGTGTCGGAGCCTTGGGAGATCGAGCAGCTATACGACATGGCGCAAGCCTATCTCGCGGGCTACCGGACGGGCTGCAAGCTGTTCGGGATCGAGCCGATGGAGCAGGCGGGGGAAGGGCCTACTGAATAGACAGGCTGGTGACAGCCCAGCCCCCGCCTTCTTTGTTATGGATCAATTCGGCGGTGTAAGGACTGCGGATCATGGCACCAAAGCCGTTTTCGCTATCAACGAACGCCGAAACTCTAAACTTGCAATCCTCTATGCGCTGGATCGACACGCCGGGCGCATTGCTCGACGGAAACTCTGCCGTCGCCGGGGATTTGAGCATGTCGGAAACCGGGGCCTGGCTCATGATGAATGCCATGGGTTCGGAGCCGCACGTGCCCGGCTCACGCGCCACTTGGGTCGCAACATAAGCAAATCCGATTGAGGCCGAAAGAAAGACCATTGCGCCTATCAGGCCGCCTGCCGTCACCTTTTCTGCCATCTCAAATCTCCCGGCTGGACAGCTTTCAAAGCTAACCTTTCGGCCCCGCTCAATCAAGGATATCGCATGGATATTGTCGAACTCGGCATGGACGTTGATTCACGTCCGCTTAAAAAGACTGGCAATGAGATGGACCGCTTTGTCGCGACGGGCAAGCGTGTTGAAGGCGCCGCGCAAGGTGTGGAGCGGTCTTCTCGCGGCATGGCGGCTGGCGTAACTGCTGCAGCCAAGTCCTTGGCGGCGCTCGTCGGTGCTGCTGCTTCAGTGCGCGCAGTTAATCGGGCCGCTCAGTCTTACACGCAGATGACCAACATCATGCGGTCCATGGGGCAAAGCGCTGATCAGGCGGCTGCGACGATCCAGGCGATTGCGGATGTTGCCAGCCGGACGCGCGCTCCTCTTGAGGCGACAGCCAAGCTCTATCAACGCATCAGCATTGCTGGGCGTGACCTTGGGGCCTCGCAACAAGAGGTTCTGCGCTTTTCTGAAAATGTGGGGCTGGCATTGGCGCAAAGCGGCACGTCCGCAACAGAAGCCTCCGGCGCACTTTTGCAGCTTTCGCAGGCCATGGCAGGCGGTACTGTTCGGGCGGAAGAATTCAACAGCATTCTTGAGGGCGCGTTTCCTATCGCGCTCGCGGCGGCAGAAGGTATTGACGCGGCGAGCGGCTCAGTAGGTCGGCTGCGTCAGCTTGTGATTGAAGGCAAGATTTCCTCGGATGCGTTTTTCAACGCGATCTTGAGCCAGACGGACAGCCTTGAAGCCGCGTTCGCGAATACAGACGCGACAATCGGGCAGGCGCTCCAACGGGTTTCGGATAGCTTCACATTGCTCATCGGCAACATGGATCAGGCGACGGGTGCCAGCACGGCGGTTGCCGAGGGTATCATTTTCCTCGCTAACAACCTGCAACTCGGCGTGACCATCGCGGGCACGGCGGCGGTAGCGTTCGGCACGAAGTACGTGGCGGCGATGGTGCTGGCAAACACACACACCCTCACGCTCGCGGGTTCTATGGCGGTCCTGCGCAGCGCGATGATCAAGACAGGTATTGGCGCCCTTATCGTCGGCGCGGGCGTTCTGGTGGACTTTTTCATCAGGCTGCAAAACAAGACAGGCTCTTGGGGCATGGCCCTCTCGGCCCTTGGCGACTTGGCCTCTGGCGTATGGGAGGGGATCAAGACGAGCGCCCAGAGCATCGAGCCGTCCCTTGAGGCAATCTGGGAGGGCGTTCGCGGCAGCTTCTTCAGTATGCTGTCTCAAATTCAAGAGGCGTGGTCTCGGTTCCTCGGCAACCTCGGTCAAGACCTTGCGGGCGTGCCGGGTATGGACAAGTGGGCGGATCGCATTCTTGACGCCTCCGGCAAGGCGGCGAGCGCCATGGCGGAGTTTGACGGCAAGGCCCAAGGCGCGGCGGCGTCGGCGGCCCGGCTGCGCGCGGAGTCCGCCCGCCTCGCCACTCAGGGATTCGACAAGGCCCGTGAGGCTGCGGCTCGTCTTATGGAAATCGTCAATGAAGAAGGCGAGGTTTCCGAAGAGGCAGCCGCAGAGGCGCGCAGGCTGGCCAAAGAGCTTGAGGGCGTCGGCGGTGCGGCTGGCAAGACCGAGAAGGAAGTTGAGGGCCTGCAGAAGGAAATCGAGCAACTTGAGTTCGACGCTGACCCGATCAAGAAATACAACAAAGAATTGGCCAAGCTGAACAAGCTCTACGACGCCGGGTTGTCCGATGGCGCGTACCAGAAGGCGGTGCAGGAACTCAACGACGGGCTGGCCGATCAGGTGCCGATGGTCAACGACGTGGCCGACGCATGGGGCGATTTCGTGTCGCGCGGGTTCACCGACTTCAAGGGCTTCGCGGACAGCATTCTGAGCAGCTTCCAGAACCTGATTTCCGACATGATCGCCACGGCGGCACGGAATCGGATCATGCTCAGCTTGGGCATTGGCGGGTCGGTTGCCGGGAGCGCGGCCGCCGCTGGCGGCGGGGGACTGCTGGGCGGCGCCCTTGGCGGGTCCGGCGGGGGCATTCTCGGCGGGATAATCGGCTCGGCGGGTGGCATC